GCAATCGAGGCAAGAATGGCAAAGGCGTTAAAATCAGTTAATGATTCTATTGATGCAAGAATAGCAATGACAGTAAAAACACAAATAGCGAATTCTATTGAATTTAACGTTAATAATCATTTGAAGGCAATTCAAAAAATCACTATAGATAAGCCGTTAAGTATTGAGCAATTAACTCGTTTATATAATGACGTATACCAGAGCCTACAAGATCTAAAAATAAACGCTAATGGCTATGGACTATACGACCAAATGCAACAGTTAAATAACACAGTACAAAACAGTCAATCACAAGTGCAGGAACTTTCAAATAACGTTAAGAAGCTGATCGATGATAAATACATAAAATCAGATATAAATAAAAAAGAGTTATGGGACTTGTACAGTTTAACAAAATCAACACAAGATGAATTAGCACAGCATTTTAAAGTTAGTATCCCTACGGTGTACAAGTGGTTAAATTGCCAAACCAAAGACATCAAAGCACAAAACGAGCTAAAGCTATATCTTGAAAGAAAGCTAGAAAAGCAAAAGGAAACTGTTAATGCCTAATTACGATTTTAAGTGCAAGTCTTGCACACACGTATTTGAAAAGTTCTTTAGCGTGCATGATGAACACAGAGCAAATTGTGAGAAGTGTTTAAGCACTCATACATTTCGCTATATGGGCAATAATAGCGTGGCTGTTCATGGCTTTACTACATTTGCTGACCCACGGGGAGGAGATAAAAGGTTAACCCTTAAAGAGATAAACCAAATTGAAAAGCGTGATAATCTGGTTTACGGAACCCCCGAAGACATACGAAAAGAAGCAAAAAAAAATAAGGCGTATAACGAAAAAAAGACGAGGCAAAAGTTAGAAAAAATTATAGATAAGAACGTCACTAAAATTCATAAAAATTATAATAGTTAGGAACAAAATGAAAAAACAAGAATACATTTACAAAGGTATTGTAAAAAAAGTACTAGATGGGGATACGTACGACATACTATTTGATTTAGGGTTTCACAACTATTTTAAAACGCGGGTGCGGCTCTATGGAGTAGATGCATATGAAAAATCACTACGTAACGGCACAACACCACAGCAAAAAAAGCTAGGCTTAAAAGCCAAGGCCTTGTGCGAAGAGTTACTTGTCAATAAAAAAGTAGTCGTAGAGACAATGCAAGATAAAAAAGGTAAGTATGGCCGATATCTAGTGAATGTATACATTGATGGGGTTTCAATTGCTGACATTCTAAAAGAAAAAGGATATTTAAAACATGTTTAATATTATAGGTAATTTGCTTGGTGGCGTAGTTAATACTGTTGGAGATGTAGTAAAAAAAGATCAAGCTATTAAACAAATTAAAGAAAAAGGGAAGCTGTCTATTGCACAAGCTAAAATTGATTTAGATGTAGCTAAATTGCAAGCACAAATAAAACAACAAAAAACGCAAGCAGAAAATGACATGTCCTACGATATGCAAGTGCTAAAAAACAGGCGTGAATCATTAATAGATGAATTTATTATTTTAGGTTTTTTTGTGATCATGATCTTAACGTTTATCCCTGCAACACAGGCAACAATGGCAGAGGGATGGCACGCACTTAATAACACCGCATGGTGGTTTGAATTTGGTATTGTTGGAATATTAGTTTCGACTCTCGGACTAAAAGATGTTTTGCGAATATTTCTTGGTGGGGCGATCGATAAGCTTAAAAAAAAACGGTAAATGACAATGATGAAACGTTTTCCCAACGTCAGAAAGACGATAATTTAAACCAGTCGAATTCGACCCCTTTAGAATATGATTTATTGTTTAACGTGAAAGACACATTTGTAAATGCAAAGCTTGGGTTTTTATGCATAAACAATAACAAATATGCGTGTGTTAGTGGCAAGTATGGATTAGGGGCCTTGCCTAAGGGTATGTACACAATAGACAAATGTTACAAACTTAAGGCCATAAAAGGTAAAACAGAGCCTTATACAGCTAAAGAGTTCCCATGGGTAGCTAAACTAACCCCACAATTTAAAACAAAGCGATCTAAACTGTTAATTCATCCAGACGGCGGCGTGGAAGGCACTAGAGGATGTATAGGTATTAAAAATAAAGACGTACAAGCCTATCAACAAATAAGTAATTTATTGAAAATAAAAAAAGAATTGATATTATATGTCAATAAATAGTATTATCTAACTGTTATTTTTATTTATCTTTGGGCTGGACCGCTTAACACCAGCCCTTAAAATATGTTATAATATAAAAGTAAAATCCTTAAGAACAGTGGGTACCCGTCTTAGTACCCACACCCCTTTATATTTTACTTGATAATTAGTTACTTTTTTTTGTGACGCTCAACTATGTTTTTGCCGATTTGTTTCAATCGTCTAACTGAATTGTAATTGCTTGGTATAGGGGCAGCCCATCGTTTGAATTGCATAGCTGCTGGTGTTGGTCTGCCTTTCTTGTCTTTCAATGGTTGGCTTTGTTTTAAGATTTGCGTTGCTTTTCGTAGTAGAAACTTTCCACGGGTAAGCTTACGTGCTGGTGATGCACTAGATACATCCCTAACAGGCTTAGCAACACTACCCCCTGAACGGTTATACTCAGCCATTTTTTTATTTGTGCGCTTGTCGTATCTTTTGTATTTTTGTGCAGCAGATAACATTTACCCGATTTCCGTAATAAAGTTAGGCTGTAAAGGCTGTTCTTGTAATGCAGGTTGTGGCATTGTTAGCCCTAAGCTGTCAGTTATGGTACTAATTGCCGATACTTGTTGCTCTACAGGCAAAACAGCAATTAATTCCATGATATCTTTTAAGCTCATGTTTACGTTTTTAATGTAAGCGTTAAAGTCTGGCTCAGGTAATGGCACTTGCGACTGCTCGTCTTGTTCTTCTTTGATTTTATTGATGATTGCTCGGTAGTTAGGGTAGTCCAACGTCTTCAAAATTAGCTCTTTTACGTCTGGGTTATTAATATCCCCAAATATGCCTTGCTGTGCTAGTTGCAGTGTGGTTGCAGCGATTGCCGATTGCGATTGTGGTAGTGAGCTGCCAGCGGTGATTTCTATTTCATACTCACCTAAAGTTAAATCAGACTTTATTTCATCTATTGCTTTTAGCTCTTTAGTTTCCATGTCACGGTCATAAATGTTTATTTCCATTTCCCCCATATCGTTAGGCTCTATTGACGCAAATCGTGTGCCGCTTGCCATGCGTATAATTCGTGGTTGGTTGTAGTATAGCTGAATTAAAACAACAGCTTTATTACTAATGTCAGTTAAAAAGTTTTTGAAGTTTCGTTGCATCTCACGAATAGACGACATTGGCGACTCAACTAAGTCACGTACCATCTGACCACTATTAACGCCTGTTGGACGTTCCCCCGATAACATAATCTCATTAATACGTGCGATCTTGTATGCATCCTGTTTTAAGTCTTGTATATGTTGACGTATAATTTGAATATCTTGCGTTAGCTTGTTGGTGATAAGTAGTGGCTGAACTAATGGATCGCCGGGCTTGCTGTATATGAGATCAAAGTTCTGCTCAAACGCTCTTTTATAATTTACAGGAACAATTAATTGTGATTTGTATTTTTCTAAAAGTTCTTGAAGCTTAGAATATGCGCGTGTTAATCGACTTTGTATTTGCATTAAGTCTTCGACGTCGCCTTGCCCCATAATGCTATCAGATTGCGTCGGCGAATAAATGGCAAACGGAAAGCCAAAGGGGTAATCTATTGGCCTGTCCTCTAAAATTTCTTTACCAGAAAAAATTATCAAACGCCCGTTCGGGTATTTAAATCGCTCTTCGGTTTTCATTTCCTTGTCTTGATCTGATTCATCGTCTAATGGAATAAGAACGGTGTCATCTTTTAAGTAGCATTCATACAGCTCAATGTTATGTTCAGTTCCAGAAGGCTTTAAACTACCTTGATTTAAGTACATTTCACTGCCAGTAGTTACCCCGTTAGCCGTTACCTTGCCAGCAACAACTTTATTGGTTGGCTCCCCCATATTGATAGTTGCCGATGGCGAGCTTAGTTCATCAATTTTCTTTAAGACTTCTGGATTGTTTTTGTATTGGTTTATTAAGTCAAAACGACTAATAACACGCTTTACAAATATATAGTTGCAGTTTTCTATGCTTGTAGCGGTTGGTTCAGGATAAAAGTCTAAAGGACTGACACGTTCAATACGTATATCCCCTAAGCCATTATTGACTGACTGGTTCCATATCACCTTAGCAATACCTACGCCATATATAGAGCCGTCACGCATTATTTTTTGTGAGATATTCGGTAATTCCGAACTTCTTTTAATGTTTTCCCAACAATCATTAAGAATGTCAGCGATTGATTCTAATTGCTTTAAATTATCAAATGTCTGATGAGATAGATTAGCAGGCTTTACGGAAGTCGTTATCATTGCGTCTAATGCAGTTGTTGCCTTAGTTTCTACAATCGGCTTTATTACATTATATAAAGCATTTCCTTTTTCCATGTTACCAAGCGTGTAATTTCCATTGGCATCAGTGCCAGTTAGCGGACTAAAAGTCCCGTCATAAAATCTTTTATATTTTTGTAGCTGTTTGGTGTTATGACCAGCCTTTGCTTGAGATAACAAGGTGGTCAAATATTTGATAAACGGATTATCCATACCACTATAATACAAGCACTATAACATGCAAGCATTAAATTTATTTTAACAAAAAGTAAAATTAGTTAATCATTTAGTAAAAACAAATAAAATGCATATTAAATTTAAGGTAAGTATTATAAAAGCATGGAATTATATTATGGGCAACGCCTAGAACTAAAAAAAGATATTTCCTTAGCCTTTGTGTGTAATGGCATCTTGCCTGCGGGGCAGCTAGGCTATCAAGAGACGCATTACAAAATACAGTTCGACAGAGCTGAGATTGTGTTGCCAGCCAGCTTAGTTTCTGAGCTTTTTGAAGAATACATTGTAAAAGAGCCTATTGAAGAGGGTGCAGAAGTTGACTCTGAAAGCGTGACAGATTTGTCTAAGTTGAAAAAGGACCAGCTTATTTCATTGGTGCAAGTAGCTAAGCCTGATTTAGATGTAACCGGACTTAAAAAAGACGATTTAATAGATATTATTGAGGCAGCCCCAAGTGCAGAATAAAGATAAAAAAGAAGGTATTATGATTGTTTTTGGTGGCCCAAAGCCTGAAAAAAACGAATATAAAGAAGATAAAAAAGAGTATACCGAAAAGACTGAAAAAGAGTCTAAGTTACAATATACTCTTGAAGATTTTGGCGGATACACGCCCATGTCATTGGTTTCAAAATTAGAGGAAGCCAAGGACGCTATAGCAAAAGGTAGTACTAAAGAGGCAATTATGGCTCTTGATTCTTGCATTGTTCGGATAACGGGTAAGCAATTACCAGAAAACGACCCAGACAGTGCCTTGAAGACGGACCCATTTTTCGAACTTGATAAAATACTATCTTAGAAAAATTTAGGAGGAAAACCGATGGCAGAAGACATCCAAGCTGATGTTGCG